GGCCCGGCCAAGGACCAGATGAGCACCCGCGAGGTCGACGACTTCGCCGCCCTGGTCGCCAAGATCGAGGACCGCTACGGCGACGCGATCGAGACGACTCACGCCATGAGCGGCGCCCTCCAGGTGATGCTTCGCGACGACACCCTCGAAGGGCTCGCCGGAGCGTGGAAGCGGGCGCGGGAGGCCGAGCGCGAGGCGATGGCGATCCTCACCGGCGCGATGATCGCCACGGACGCCGCCGGCACGACGCAGGCTGAGATTGCTACCCGAGCTGGAGTGACCCGGCCGACGGTCGCCAAGGCGCTCGGGCGATGATCGGCGGCAAAGAGGCAGCGGCCAGACTCGGAAGCCCCCGCCGGATCGACGGGGGCTCGGGAGCGGTTCAGTCGTCGTTCAGGTTCGGGGGGTGACTGATCGAGTGCCGCAGCGGAATCCGTGCCGGGCATGCCTGCTCGTGGACGCTCTGCCGCTCGGACTCGGCGGTGATGCGGCCGGCCAGCTCGTTGACCCGATCGGACGTCTCGCGGCGTAGCCCTCGGACGTCATCACGGAGCCCCCCCATCGACTTGCGGGTGGCCGCCACGTCCGCGGTGAGCCGGTCGATGGCATCACCGATGGACCGCGAGCCGTGGTTCGTGCGCATCGCCTCCTTGGTCTCGGCGTGCGCCTCCTGCTGCACCTGTCGCATCTGGGCGATTTCGGCACGTGTCTTGGCGACCTCGGCGCGAGTCTTGGCGATCATCGCCCACACGCCGCCGAGGGTGCCTGCGGCAGCCACGACGCTCGTGACGATGGTGGCGATGTCGTCGGAAGAGAGTCCCATGCCCCCGGCCTCAGCGGCGCCGCACGGGCAGCTTGGCGCAGGCGGGGGCAGTGACGACCTGCCGGATACTGTCGCCGTCCTCCGGGCCGCCGACGCTCACCAGGTACTTGCGCCCGGTGACCACGTCGACCTCGCTCATGGCGGACGTCTGGTAGTCGACGATCGAGTCCAGCACGACGCCGCCCGCCTCGGTGACGGTGGTGACGTCCTGGACCAGCAGGAGCGCCCGCTGCCCGTCCGGGTGGGTCATGTAGGTACGGAGCACGCTGCACGTGATGTCCCCGCGGAGGGTCAGCCCGGACGCCGACGCCAGCGACGGGATCGGCGTCCGGGGCTCGGACCAGCGGTGCCCGGCGTCCGCCGTTGGGGCGCCGGCGAGCAGGAGAGCCAGGGCGGCAAGGATGGACAGGAGGATGCGCATGGGGAATCTCCTTAGAGGTCAGGGTCAGCGGTGGTGAGCTGGGCGGCGATCCGCAGTGCCTTCCGGGCTGCCCTGGCCGTCCGCAGGCACGCCGGCACCATCCAGACGATGATCTGCGCGACCATCGCCAGGGTGGTGATGTCGGCCCGCTTGACCGCAGCCAGGGTCCGCCAGGTCTGCACGGTGGGCCACGCGTCGCCCGCATGGGCGCCGGTGAGTGACGGGCCGATATCGGCGACGAGGGCATCCAGGAGCGCCAGCCCGGTCGACCGGTCATCGGCTGCCGTGGCCTGCTGCGCCACAGCCACGATCCGGGCGTCCGCGGCGACATTCTCGGCGTCGGTGTACGGCCTCGTGACGTCGGCGCCTGACGTGTAGTCGTGGACCAGACGCGCGGCGTCGTCGTGGTCGGTGAGCATGTTTCCGTGCGGGGCGACTGCGTTCGGGCCGCCCGGCAGATAAGCCGTCGGGCCGCCGCGACTCATGCCGAATCCAAGACGACCTGCACCCAGGTCGAGCCCACGAAAGACACGTCGGTGGCGAGCGCGCCGCCGCTGGACTGGTAGGCCTGCAGTTCGACGTAGTCGCCGGCCGCCAGCGGCACGATGACCGGACCCGCGCCGACGACCGACGTGATTCCGCCAGCAATTGCCGGAATGTCCGCCTCGGCCAGCACCGTCGTCCCGTTCTTGACGATCAGGCACTTGCGGACGCCGGTCGCGTTCGACGCGTAGGAGATCTGGCCGGTGAGCGCGTACTTGCCTGGCGTCCGGATCGTGATCCGGCTGTTGTCCGTGGTGTTGTCGTGCATTGCCGTGTCACCGGACTGCACGATGTCGAACACCTCGGCGCCCAAAGCGAGCATGGTGTAGGTGGCTGTGGTGAGCGACTGTGTCGCCGAGCCGTAGGCGTAGCAGCGGGGCGTCAAAGCCCAGAAGTCGATCGCCGCCTTGATCGCGTTGAACTGGGCGGCGGTGGCGACAGATCCTGCCGTCACCGCCGTCACAGTCGGAATGGTGCCCACAGGGGAACCCCTTTCAGTAGGACCAGTGGTTGACGCCGTCAAGAGCACCCGCGGTCGCGTCGTCCCACGTCAGGGTGTGCAACGCCAGATAGGGCGTGGTGTTGGCCGTCACCGTCCACTCGTCGGTGGAAATCTTCTCGGTGTAGCCCTGCACAGTCAGGTCGAGCGTCGACGCCGGGGCCTGCCCAGGAAGCCCCGACACGGTCACCCGCGACGACACCTCCAAAGCCAGGATCTGCGTCGCATGCGCGGCATCCGTGAGCGCGTCCAGCACGATCTGCGGCGTCCGCAGCTGCGGAGTACTCCGCAGCGCCAGTCGCCACGAGGCCACGTCGTACAAGATGCTGTCGGTCGCCACCGCGATCTCGAGCGACTCCCCCGCCAGCCCATAGGCGACAATCGACTCCGGATCGGTGACCCGCACCGACGCACCGCCAGGACGCGACACGGTCACGTCGTTGACGACCCGGTTCAGGTCCTGTGTCATGGCCAGGTCGGGCCCGACACAATCAGCCGTCGTCGACAAGGTCGCCGCGACAGGGGCCGTTACCCGGTTCCGCGCATGCAAGCGGATCAGGCCTGTCGCGTCCATGAAGAGCGGCCCACCCTCGGCCTTCGCCATGTCCTGCACCAGCTCAAGCGGCTTCTTGCCGGTCGGGTCCACATGCCCGACCGCCACCGAGCCGACGTCAAGCGACAGCCAGCCGGACGGGATGCCCACCCAGCCGAGGATCCGTGCGATCCGCTGATCCGAACGCTCGCCCGTGAACCCTGTCGAGGACGCCGCCCAGTAGTCGGCCAGGGTGGCTGTGCTTGGTGGTGTGGACCAGCCGAGCACGTGGCTGATGGAGCCGCCGAACAGGCCGCCGCCCTCACCGCCACCGATCCTCAGCTGGTACAGCAGCCCGGTTGTGCCTGTGAAGGTTCCGGTGCCCACCACGGCGCCGTCGAGGGTCAGGGTGACCGTCGATGTCCCACCGGACGCCGTCCACGCGATGGCGGCCGTGTGTGTCTGCCCCACGACCGACGTCAACGACGTGACGATGCCGACCCGGGACGCCCGCCACGGGTCGTAGACGCAGCCGAGCAGACGCCCGTCGGTCATCACCCAAAGCTCGATTCCGGTCCGGTAGCCGTCCGTGAGCTTGGCGATGTTCTGCTCGGCGAGCGGGTTGGCTGCCTTCACGCAGAAGGTGGCCGCGAGCGTCGGGGAGCCCGCCACGGACGGCACGTCGCCGCGGAGGAAGAAGCCGATCAGGTCCGAGGCGGGAACGAACTCGGGGGCGGACTTGCCGTCCGTCGCGGGGCCGGTGCCTTGCCCGAACGTGAGCGTCCCCGGCCCGGTCACCTCGTCGCCCAGACGGGGACCAGGGACGACCGACACCGACGCACCCGACCCGATCACGTCACCGGCCGACGTCGAGCCGTCCGGCTCAGCCAACGGGAAGTACCAGGCCGGCGAGGACGGCAGGATCGTCTGCTCGATGACCGACCGCAGCGGAGGCATGCGCCCCAGCCGTGACAGCAGGTCGTAGGCCTTGACGGTGACCCAGCATTCGGAGTCGCCACCGGTCGGCCAGCGCACCGGCCACCCCTCAATGAAGCCGTCGAAGCGTGGCTAGGAGGTGCCGTACCGGACCCGGACCCGGACCCCGGGCCGTAGCCCAGCGTGCGCCGACGGATGGCCGGGGGTGAACAGACCATCGACGTTGTCGAACGTCAACTCGCACTCGCCGGGCTGCGGCGCGTCGAACTCGTCGCCGCGCCCCCGGCTAATGGAGACCCCGGCTGACAGGTAGGTCCGTGAGGTCACGTCCTCCCATGCCGGGGTCGCCAACGGATCCGCGAACGACAGCTCGATGCGGACGCCGTCGGTTAGGAGCGCCACGAGGAACCTCCCGTCAGGCCAGCCCGAGGGCCGTGCCGGTCTGCCGCTTGCGCTTCAGGAGGGCTTCCTGGATCACCTTGCCGTCCAGGAGCAGCTGCACCAGGAGCGGGCGGTCATCGGATGAGGCCGACCCCCCGGAGATGCTGCCGTTCGCGTTCGCGACGACGCCGAGCCGGCGTCCGGTCTCTTCCCAGATGGCCACCGACCGCGCGCGCTTCTCAGGGGCGAGCGGAATGTAGGCTTCGCCGCCAGTCTCCGGCTCGCCCCAGATGCGTATCGGGCCGGCGGACGTGATCTGCGCCGTATGGTCCTCGATCCCGCCGTCGCCGTACGCGTTGAAAATGTTGCCGTTGGCCGATCCAAAGACGACGGAGTTGGTGCTGGTCGGGATCCTGTACGGCGTCCCGATCGACTGGAATTTCGTCGTCACCGTGACCGTCTTATCCACAATCTCGGCCATCTTGTCCAAGGCCGCCTGTGCCCCGGTCAGATCGCCCTTCGTGATCGCCGTTACGTAGACGTCCTCGAGCTTGTCCATCTCGGCCTTGACGTCGATAGCCCCCTCGGGGTCGCCGATCGCCTTCGCCTTCACCGTCTCGTCGATCAGCTTGTCCATCTCGGCCTTGACCTTGACGGCCCCCTCCGGGTCGCCCTTCGCGGTCGCGATGACCGTCTTGGGCTGGATCTTGTCGAGCTTGTCGCTGACGACGTCGAGCGCCTTCGACTCCTGCTCGGCCTTGATCTTGACGAGCTTGTCCGGGATCCCCTGGATCGCCTTGCCGGCCTTCTCGGCTCCGGTGGCCATCTTGTCGAGGCCATCGGCTGCCTTCGTGGCCCACTCGAAGCCGGGCACGGTGCCGAGGGCACGCATCATCCCGGCCATCTGGCGGATGAGGAGGCCGAAGCCCTCGATCAGACCACCGACCGCCAGCGCGAGCAGCGGGAGGACCAGTTCACCCAAGGCCCCCAGCGCCTCACCCAAGGCCCCGAAGACTTCCCCGGCGCCGTCGCCGACGTCCGAGAATTGCGACATGAAGTCGATCGCGCCCAGGATCCCCTGAGCGACCGCGGTGACCGCGGGTGCCAGCTTCTCGCCAAGGGTCGCCTGCAGGTTCTCCATGGTGGCCGAGAGCTGCTTCTGTGTGTTGGCGGTGCTGTCGGACGTGCGGGCGAAGTCACCCTGGGCGTCCGAGGTCTGCTTCAGGATCAGTGACTGGGCCGCCAAGACTTTCTGTTGAGGGGTGAGCGCGTCCTTCGTGGTCGAAATGAGGCCCATCTTCATGGCCTCGTTGCGCATCGACGCATCGTCGAGCAGGACGCCATAGGCGCGGATCGGCTCCGTCTCGCCACGCAGCGCCGCGCCGATCGCCTCGATCGCCTGCTCCGGGGACGTGCCCTTGAAGCTGGCCATGTCGCCCGCGACCTGCGTCATCTGCGTCGAGAAGCCCGCCAGGTCATCGCCCGCCAGCCCAGCCGACTTGCCGTAGGTGCCGAACGTGTTCGCGGCGTCGATCACCTGCGACTTGCTCATGCCGAGGGTGGACGCGGCCGCGCTCGCCTGGGTCTGGATCTTGCCCATCGATGACCCAAAGATCACCGAAGCGGCCGCCGTCGCATCCTCAAGCCGAGCGAACTTGTCGACCGACCCGGAGGCGAACTCGCCGATGGCCGAGGCCGCCTGGCCCACGACACCGACAACACCCATGCCGATGCCCTGCGCGACACCGGCGCCAAGGTTCTTCAGGCCGGTCGCCACCTTGGAGTGGCCAGCCTCCATCTTCGTGTTGGCGTCGTCGGACGACTTCGCCGTCTTGTCGAGCTCGCTGGCCAGGTCACGCAGCGCCTTCGACGCCGACACGTCATCGCCGAGCAGCAGCATCTTCAGCGTCGCGGTGGTGTCAGCCATGCCCACCCCCTTGCTGAGATGGCTACGACGGCTGTGAAGCCAAGGCGGCCTTGGTGTGGGCGAGGTAGGCGTGCACGTACATCAGCGGCACGTCGAAGACGACAAGGGGAGTCAGCCACGGGAAAAGCCGCGACATCGGCACCACATGGGCGTCGATGTCGCGTCGCAGCTTCTCCAGGTAGGCGAACCCCGGAACGTCGCCGGGGGCTACTTCCGTTTGCGGGGTCGGCGTCCGGCGCCCTGACCGGAACCCCGCCGGGCTTTTCCCTCAGGGGCGCCCGCCGGGTCTCCCGGTTCGTTGATGAACGACAGGTCGCCGATCTTGAAGTCGCAGGCGTCCAGCAGCGTCACCCGCTCCCCCGCCACCGTGCGCGCCGCCCACACCATGACGCCGAGCAAGAAGCAGCCCTCGGGGTGCTTCATCAGCTCGTCGGTCTTCAGCGTCTTCACCTCGGCGAGCAGCCCCAGGACGTCGTCCATGGTGCGGCACCGCGAAATGTTCGAGACGGCCAACTGCCGGTTGAACGCCAACAGCTGATTGAACGTCAGCTCCTTGGAGAAGGCGTGGAGGTTGACCATCGCGTACGGCCTACCCTCGATGACGATCATCATGAGCCGATTCCTTTCAGCGCCTCGTTGGCGACGTTGACGAGCTGCTCGATGATCTCGTCCTTGTGTCCTTCGAACGCCTTGTCGTAGGTGCCCGCCGGCACGTCCTGGCCGACCCACGACCAGCCCTTGCGGCGCACCTTGTTGACGGCCTTGCGCAGCGACACGCCCTTGAGCGTTCCGTTCGCGGCCAGCGCGGTCTGCTTGGCGGCCCGCTTCGTCGCCTGATGGGACGCGAACACGGGATGCCGCAGCTTGCCGCGGTTGATCGGTTCCAGGTGGACGCCCGAGCTGTTGGCCAGGCTGAGAGCGACCCGCAGCGACGATGCGTTGACGGTCGCCCGGCCCTTCATCAGCCGGTCCTTCAAGCCGCCGCGCGAGGGCATCTCCTCGGCGCCCTCGACGATGACCTGCTCGCCGAGGGGCTTGGCGACGTCGCGCAGCTTGGCGCGGAAGTCACGCTGCAGCTGCTCGTCGGCCGCCTTCACCTTCTTCGCCGCCGCCTTGTAGGCGTCCAGGTCGACCTTCGTCACGGCTACAAAGCCGCGTCGGCCGTACGGGCCACGATCCACAGCGGCTGGGCGGCGGTGAGCCCGTCCAGGCCGGTGAACGTGCACGACATCTTCGGAATGTCGCCGGACGCCTTCGGCAGCTCGCCCTCAAGGCGAATGTCGGGGATGGCGATCTGCAGCGTCTCCGTGCCGACGCCCAGCGCGCCGGCCGTGTAGGTGATGAGCAGCGTCATGTCCGTGTCGGCCATGAAGGCGTCGCGGAAGACGATGTCGGTGTACTCGATGTCGAGCTTCCCGGTCGGCTTCTGCTCGCCGGCGACCGGCTTGGCCTTCTTGCCCGCCCCGCCGAAGAACGCACGCTCCTTCGTGGCACCCCGGTCGACCTTGCACGACCAGGCGGTGACGTTCGCCAGCGGGGTCGCCGCGGACGCCAGGGCCGTCGTGGTCGGCGCGGTGAAGGTGCCCGAGTAGAGCGAGGCCCCCGCGAACGAGAAGAGGTTCGCGCCGGTCGAGAAGCTGGGCGTCGCGTACGCGGTGGCGGTCGCCACCGACCGCGCATCCCAGTTCGTCTTGACGTTCAGGATGTCCTGTCCGCCGGTCAGCTCGAAGTCGGTCGCGACACAGCCCGTGAAGGTGATCGGGTCGATGGTCACCGAGCCGTCCGTGAGGTTCAGCCGTGGAACACCCTTCTGGATCGTGACCGGCTGCAGCAGATCGCCCAGCGTGAACACCTGCTGGTACGTGGCGGCCGAGACCAGCGTCGACGCGCCAGCACCCATGAGCGCCTGCCACATGAGCCCCTGGCCCTTCGAGAGCGCCTCGAACTCCACCGGGCCGCCGGCGTCCTGGAACGTGGTCACACGCCGCCCAGCGCGGGCCACACGGGCACCCACACGCAGGCCCTGACCCTGCTTGCGCTTCGGCTTGAAGTCGAGTCCCTCGGACTTGTACTCCAGCCACCGGGCCACCGTCACGCCCGTGTCGTAGACCGACTCGAGGGCAAAGCCCACAGACGCGTCAAGAATCGAAACCATCGGTCACTCCTTCGAGTCGGCCGGGGCGTCCGGCGTGTCGTTCGTGGGAACGGCAGCCCAGTTCATGGGCTGGTCGAGCAGGGCGGCGCCGACCTCGTCGGGCACGTCGATGACCTCGCCAGCAGCGACGACGAGCCGCAGCGACGGCACCTCGACCTCGCCGAGCGGATTGGTGTTGCGGATGAGCATGTGGCCTCCTCTAGATGCGGGCCCTGTAGCCCAGGTCGAACGTAACGGCAGCCTCCGCACCAGTGCCCGGCTGGGCCTGGTCGAGGTGGGTCGCGGTGATGTTCAGGTTCAGGACGCCCGGAACGTGGACGTCGAGCAGGGGGGTTTCGCCGGCTGGGATCAGTGCCGTCTGGAGCAGGACGACCAGGCCACCGGACGACGTCCGCGCCCACCCCTGACGGGCCAGCTCATCGACGACGCCGACAAGCTCGTAAGCGCGCGCACGGGCCGCACGAATGTCATCGTCGCCACGCTCAGCGAGCGCGTGCAGCGTGATCGTTCCGCGCTGGTCACGACCACCGGAACGGGTTTCGCCCGCCCACTCGATCGACGAGGACGCGGCCCGCGCCGGCGACGCCGAGCCCGGATCGGCGATGCCCACAAAGAGGGCGTCGCGCGGATCGTTGACGAGGCTGTAGCAGTCCGAGACCGCCACATCCGGAAGGAGCACCTCGAGCGCATCCACCAGCGCATCAATGAGCGCCGGCTCCACGGGGCCCCTCACGAGAAGCCCAGCGGGGTCAGCTCGTACGGCCCCATCAGCAGTTCGGCTTGACGCGGGATCAGGACGCCGACGCCCGGCTCGCCCTCGGCGCGCTGATTGCCCAGCCGGGCCCGCCACAGTTGCCGGACGATCATCCGGCCGGCGGTGATGAGCGCCGGCGGGATCTCGGCTTGTGCCCACCCGGACGCGTAGGTGAGGACGCCCGGAGGAATCCGGGCACCAGACAGCAGCCGCACCGTCTGGCCGTCGACGTCCAGGTCGTCCAGGTCGAGGCTGACCCCGTACAGGCCCACGAAGGACGTCACCTCGGCGACCCTCGACGGGGTCACCACGGACGCCACCGGGGTCCTGACGCGGTAGGCGACAGACCGGGACAGCACCGGCCCGCAGCCACCGAAGGCGGCCGACGGATTCTCGACGGCCGAGACGGCCGACTCGACATCGTCGGCCAGGTCCTCGAGTTGCGCGGCGGTCGGGTTGCGGATGCCACAGTAGGAGGCGACCGCAGACAGGTCGCCGCCTGGGTTCAAGTAGCTCACGGCGCCCTCCTGACGCAGCGGGGGGAGCCGGTCTCCCGACTCCCCCCGCTTTGGTTGGTCAGCGCTTGCGGCGCGTCGCGGTCTCGACGACCTCGGACGCCGTGGCGTCCTCGACCGGGGCGACCTCGGGCGTCTCCGCCTCGGGCGCCGTAGCGTCCTCGACGACGAGCCCCGCCGCGATCATCGACCGGGCTTCGTCGTCGGGCAGATCGATCGACCCACCCGGACGCGGCCAGTCGACGCCGTCGCGCGTGCCGCTGATCGCGGCCCTCATGCGGACCCTCATGCGGATCAGCTCGCGCCGCCGACGAAGGCCTTCACGGCGCCGGTCTGATCGACCAGGATCCCGTCACCGCGGACCACGCACTTGTACGTGATCTGGTCGGTGTTGAAGGCGTAGTCCGCCGACCGCTCGAAGCGGACGCCGCCCGCCAGCCGCACCCAGTACGCCGAGATGTCGCCGAAGAGCACCGACCGGGCGCCCAGCGCGACCGCCGCGACGTTCGGGTCGGTGCGGACCGGCTTGCCCAGCAGCATGTCCGGGACGCCGAGCTGCAGCGACGGCTGCCACAGGTACTGGCCCGTGGTGTCCTTCAACTTGCGGGCGGCGGCCAGCGTCTGGTCCTTCATCAGCCACGCGGAGCTCGAGCTGTTCCGGTACGGCGCGATGACCGAGTAGAAGAGGTCGATGAGGTTGTCCGCCGTGAAGGCGCCCACGACGCCCGTTCCGCCGGTGACGCCCACCGTGGCCGCCGGGGCGATGCCCGCCGGCTTCGAGGAGCCGTTGCCCAGCACCAGGTCGACGCCCAGCGCGTTGCCGACCGCCCGGCCGCACTGACGGGCCAGGAAGCCCTCCAGGTCGACGCCCGTGTCGTCGATCAGCTCGCGCGGCGCCTGGAGCAGGACGCCGTACTTGTAGGCGCCCAGCGACCGCTTCGAGAAGGCCGGATCGGACTCGCCGATGGCCGCGTTCTCGGCGGTCAGGGCGGCCGTCGAGAAGGCGGTCGTGATCGGGACGTCGATGGTCTCGCCGGACGCCGTCTCCAGGACGGTCGCACCGGCGGACAGGATCGCCGACACCTCGATCATGTGCTCCATGAGCTGGCCGTAGAAGGTCGTCTGGATGGTCGCGCCGCCGGCGCCCGCGGTGCCCTTGGCGAGGTCGCGGAACTTCACGTCCCGCGCGACCTCGACCTCACGGCGTTCGCCGCGGAGGAAGGACCGCACCTCGTCGATGACGCCGCCGCCCTCGCCGCGACGCTGGCCGTCGATCGGGGAGGCGTCCAGCTTGCGGATCGCCTCGACCGCCTCGGCGTTGCGAAGCTCGAAGTCGACGAGCTGGTCGATGCGCTGCCCGAGGCTGTCGAGGTCGGCGCTGGCCTTCTGCCACGCACCCTCCTCCTCGGCGGTGAGCTGGCGCTTGTCGGCCTCGGCCGCCTCCAGCATCGCGGCGGCGTTGGTGTGGATGGTCTTGCGCTGCTCCTGCAGCGACTTGATGAGCGCACGGCTCATGGTGCCCACGTCCTCTCTAAGGTCGGGCTCGGATGGATGGATCGAGGTGGGTGACGCCCGGCCTCAGTGGCGGATCAGATCCAGCCGGCGCCGCCGATTGCCCGCCGTGTCCGCGTGGGTTTCGCCCGGCGCGTCATCGGTGGGAGTCCCGCGGAGCAAGTCCGCGAGACGGTTGGACGCCGCGGCAGCAAGTACGGCGTCCGGGTCAAGGTGTCGCGCCTCAGCGAGCGCACGGAGCCCCGACGACGTGTCGAGGTAGGCGGGCTGCACGACCGGGGCGACGTCGACAAGCTGAATCTCCAGCAGGGTCCGCAGCGGGAAGCCCTGCTCGGTGAAGCCCCAATCGTCGCGGATTGTACGGAAGGCGAAGGACGAGTGCTGGACGTCGCCACGTGCGGCGAGCGCCGCCAGGTCCCGGCCCGTCGTCGTGTCCGGCAGATCGACCTCGTAGACCAGGCCGTCCGCATCCGGGGCGAGCGTCAGCGTCCCCGACAGGGTACGCCCGAGAATGAAGGCATCGTCGTGCTGGAAGCGGCACAGGACATCCCCTCCGTCGCTCAGCGTCTTCGTGAGGGCACCCGGCGCGATCTGCTCGACGAAGCCGCCGAGATTCTGCGACTGCCGGGCGTACTTCAGCGCATATCCGCCGAGCTTCCCGGGGCCAGCGTCGGCCGCCCGGTAGGCGACAAGGTCGCGCGTGAATCGGGTCTCGATGATCACTGGACGCCTCCCGGCTTCTGGACGCCGACGACGACAGGCCGCGGCGGGATGATGGCTGGATCAATGTCTGCGCCGGCGGCGCGGATCAGCTCGCGACCCTCCGCGGCCGACAGGACGCCGGCCTGGACGGCGAGGTAGACCTTCTGGGAGACCTCGGCGGCGGACAGCTCACGCCCCCCACCCACGGCAGGCGTGAAGGACTGACCCTGCCCGTCCGGCAGGGGTGACAAGTCCTCAAGCTCGCGGATCTCGTCGATGCTGCGAAGGCCCATGTCCCGAGCCATCTTGTGCACCTCGAAGCGCGTCTTGGTGTCGGTCCGCACGACGGCGTCCGGAGCGAAGCGCACGTACTCCGCATCGGGGAGGAGCCGACTGAAAGCCGCCTCGAGCTTCGTGATCCACACGCGCGTCGTCATGGTCAGGATCCAGTTCAGCTGACCCTCGACGGTGGAGTAGGTCAGCGACCCGCCGGACGTGCCGCCGATCATCTCGGGCGGCACGGTGTAGATCGAGGCGACCTGATTCGCGTCGGCCTTGATCGACGCCAAGAAAGCGACATCTTGCTGCGGCAGCTCCAGGACCTTGAATTCCCAATCGGCGCCGTGCGCGAAGACCGCCCCGTTCCGGATCTTCTCCTCAGCGCGAGCCGCGACGGCGTCCGCCACCTTCGGATCCAGGGTCCGCTTCGTGTTCCGCAGGGTCGACCCGGGCACCTGGCGGCGCTTCGCGAAGAGCCGCCGCGCCTCCTGGACCTCACGGGCACCGTCGTACGTCGTCGCGAAGGCCCGCACCGGATTGACGCCCTCAGCACTCCCGGGGACGACGACCGCCGGCACATGCACGATCTGGGCCCGGTCGATGCTGTGCCCGTCGACCCAATATCGCGGCAGGACCTCGCCCTGCGGGACCCTGGCGTGCGCACGGGAAGGGTCGAGCCACACCACGCCATCGGGGTAGCCGCCCCGCCAGATCACGACCTGACCGAAGGCGTTCCCTCGGACCAGCAGCGACGTCATGCACCGCTGCACCCAATCGAGCGTCGTGGACCCGTCCGGAGGCTCTGCCAGGAAGCGCGGCAAAGTGATCTGCTCACGGCCCGTCGCCGTCTTCCGGTACGCATGAAGCGGGAGAGAAGCGACGGTCTCGGAGATGAGCCGCACCGCCGCATAGACCGGAATGACCGACAATGCGCGCTCGGTCGACATGACCGAAGCGGCCCCGTCCGACACCCAGGGGAAGTCGTCAGCCGACAGCGCGCGCATCTCGGCACCACGGAAGAGGCTCACGAGGACGCCCCCTTCCGCCGCCCGACCAAGTCGACCAGCCACGACAGCACCAGCAACGCCACCCCGCCGGACGCCAAAGCGCCCGCGATCGACAGCGGCCACACGAGCACGATCACCGCAGCCACCAGCAGCAGGCACCCCGCAAGATCGATCAGCGACGTGAGCACGAGCCCCCCTCACCCCACCGAATCCAGCGGGTCGTATTCCTCGGTGTTCGCAAGATGCCAAGCGATCCCGGTCGCGGCATAAGCCGCCGTAATGTCACCAGCCGACGAACGCGGCGACCACACGAACGACGACTCGCCCATCGGACGCCGCGCAATCGACGTCACCGACGCCCGCATTTCCGGATCGCCCACATGCACCAGATCGCCACCGGAAACCAGGTCCTGGAAATGGCCACAGGCCGCCGGCTGCTCGCCGCGCGGCAGCTCCACGATGTCGAGTCCCCGGATCTCGGCCAGCTTCGGCAACAGCGAATCCACCGCGGTACCCGCCCACACGACGAGCGTCATCTCGTCGAACTTCGGTTTGCCCTTCGCCGGCTCCAGCCGCGACCGGAACCACGGCACCACCCAATCCGTCGACGGCCGACGGAAGTACGTCCGGACGCCGCCCTTGCTACGCGACGCCGTCTCCACATGCACCCGACCCGCACCCGTCCGGCCACCGAACGCGATCGCCGACCAGTCACGCAGCGGCGACACGTGCAGGCCGAACACCAGGCCGGCGTCCGGGACACTCGAGTGCCGATCGCGCAACCCGTCCCACGTCTCCTCGGAGAACACCGGCAGCGAACCGACGGCGAGCTCGTCGTGCCAGCCGAGCCGCTCCCGGGCGAAGATCAGCGGTTGAGGCTGGTTGCGCCGCTCCCGCTGGATCGCCGCCACCGTGAGGCCGCGGCCGTCCGGACGGATCCGGCCCAACGCCGGGTTGGTGCGCTTCCACCGGTCGACACTGTCGAGCCGGCAGCCCGGCGTCCCGATCACATGCGTGCACTCATCGCCCAGCGCGCAACCGCCCGGCAGGTCGTCACAGAACTCGCGCCCGAACTCGCGCGGCCCCATCTTCTGGGCCCGCAGCTTGTCGACCTTCGCCCGCAACACCTCGGAGTAGGGCTTGCACGCCGACGACGCGATGAGCGTCTGCGCCCACGGGTACGTCGACTTGATCGCATCCTGTGCGCCCAGATGCTCGGGCCGCAGCTCAAGCCCCTCGTCCCAGATCGCCTTCGGGGCCGACTTGCCGCGGCCCTGGTTCGTCGTCCGCGCCGCGAACTCCAACATGCGACCATCCGTCAAGACGATGCCCATGAACGACGCCGACGCGTAGAACTGGCGCACCAGATTGTTCGCCCACGACTTCTTCTCGATCAGCGACCGCAGCAGCAAGAACGAATCCCGTGACGTGCTGAACTCGTGGGCCGAATGCAGGATGCGCTGCTCCTTCGTCAGGAACAGCCACCCCAACTCGGTCTGCGTGATCTCGCCGGTCTTCAGATTCTGGCGGCCGGCGATCTCCGTCGCCTCTTCGCACGCCGGCAGCCCATCCGAGGACCGGACGCCGAACACCGCG